CTTGATACTTGCATATCAGGAAGCTGCGCTGGAATAACAGGAGGATGGCACATGAAACCGATCGAACAAAGAATTGCTTGCGCGAAAGGAGAAATCCTGAACGCAATGGCAACAATCAGCACAGAACACGATCTGTCAGCGACAGTCATGGAAGGCGTGCTGGCTGACATACTGTCTGAAGTGAAGTCACAATCAAAGATGGAACTGCTGAACGCATACAACAAAGAAGTGAACGATGCACAACAGGAAATCAAGCAGCTGAAGGAAGAACTTGAAAAAGCGAAGGCAGCAGCAAAGAAAACATTGAAGACCGAACCTGACACCGATCAGGAAGGAGGGGACGACAATGGCGATGCAGCTAATAACTGACATAACACTGGAACTGACAGGCGATGAACGATTATATATGGCATCAGCGAAGCAGGGCGACAAGCGCACACGATTCATCAGGATCGCGCTGACGAATAATGGCAAGGTATTCACGATCCCGACAGGGTACATCGTAATTGCAAACATAAAAAAGCCTGACAAACATTTCTGTTATAACGAATGCACAGTGACCGACAACAAAGTCATGGTTGAACTGACAAATCAGGCACTTGCAGCAGCAGGAACAGCACACTGCGACATTGAGATCAGGGACGCACAAAACGTGTATGTGTTATCTTCGCAGGCGTTCACTATCGAAATTGAAGAAACAAACAGGAATGATGCTGCGATTGAAAGCTGCAACGAGATCACAGCACTGGAAAAGAAAGTGCAGCAGTACATCGACAACATCGTTTCGACAAAGAATGACATCTTGAATGTTGAAGCCGCGATGAAGGTTGCTGAAGCTGCCAGAGCATCGGCAGAGATTGACAGGATCAACGCTGAAGCACGAAGAAAGAAAAGTGAACAGGAAAGGGAAACTGCTGAAACGGCAAGACAACAGCAGCTTCAGATCATGCAGGAAGCGACAGGAGCAGCAAACAGCGCAGCTTCTTCAGCAAATACGGCAGCAGGCGCAGCAAATACAGCGGCGGCACGCGCTGAAGCGACATACAAGTCACAGGAAGAATTGCAGAAGATGTATGAAAAGATGCTGGACATCAAGGGAGCAGTCGGAAGCACGATAGACGGCGGCACAGCGTTCAGCGTTGATCCGATGACTTGTGACGGCGGCACAGCATTCACAACAGAGGAATGCGAAGCAGATGCAGGCACAGTGTAGGAAGGAGGAAACACGATGGCAACATGGACAGTCAGACCGAAAAAGGACACGACAGCGAACTGGAAGGCTTCAGGACGCATCCTTGAAGTAAATGAATGGGGCGTTGAAGAAACCACATCAGGCAAGTACATATTGAGGATCGGAAACGGAAAAGACAAGTTTCTTGATCTTCCAGCAGTTGTTGATACGCCGACACTTGAAACGATGTACAACACGATTCAAAACTTCAACAACAACATGCAGCAGGCGACATCAGCCGCGAACGCAGCAGCACAGTCGGCACAGCAGCAGGCAGCGGCAGCACAGGCAGGCGCGGCAGCTTGCAAGGACATCCAGAAGGGAATCAATTCAATGTCGGATTCTGCAACAGGGAAGAAGTACACGATCGGCGTTGAAGCAGGGCTTGTGTACTTGGAAGAAACAACATAACAGGAGGAAAAAGAAATGGCAAGGCTTTATGTAGCAGACAAAGAAACGCTTGACGCTGTGAAGGCTGACACAACAGGAATACTGGCACAGCTTCAGGATAAAGATGGAAAATTCAGCAATGTCAAGCGATATGGAATCAAGATCAACAAGGCTGACAGCAATCCCGACACGCGCATCACATATCTGTATGATGCAGCAGGATTCACACCAGCAAAGATGAACTTCACAGACGGATCATTCGACTTCGGTTCATGGGGCGAAGTGTTCTTCATTAAGCAGAACAGACCAGTCATGCTGAAGGCAGACAGAACAGTTGCGTATGAGTTAAACCACACAGACCATTCAAAGAAGCTGGACGGCACTGCATCCGATGTCGGGGACGCATCAACGACACTAAATGCGATGTCTGAATTTCCTTTGATGTGGCTGTGTCAGTATGAAGTCGGAAACTATGAATATATCATCGTATCTGACACAAGAGTTGACAGCAACTACAACGCAGATGCATACACAAGAGAAGATGGAAGTGTTGCAGATCATATGTACATGCCTATGTACGGCGGCAGCTATGACGGCGCGAAACTTCGCAGCTTGTCAGGAAAGAAACTGGACTGCAACACGAACGCGCAGACAGAGATCAGCAGGGCAGCAGCAAACGGAACAGGCTGGACGATTATCTCATGGAGCAGAAGAAATCTGATCGAAAGCCTTCTGACATTGATCAGTAAGTCCGAAAACTTTCAGGCGAAGTTCGGTCAGGGCGTATGTAGCACATATGTCAATGACTCATCAAAAGACTACGGAAAAGTTGTGACAGGAACACTGGACACAAAAGGACAGTTCTTCGGCTATAATGACGGAACGCATGAAGTGAAAGTGTTCTATTGCGAAAAGCCATGGGGAAACCGCTGGGACAGACTTGTGGGCTATATCTGTGACAACGGAACAATCAAAGTGAAGATGTCGCCGCCTTATAACCTGACAGGGAAAGACTACATAAAAGTTGGAACAGCGTGCAAGACAGAAGGATGGCAGAAAGACACATTGATGACGCGCTATGGACGATTTGTCAAATCTGTCGGCGGCAGTGCTTCGACATATCGTTGTTGTTATTACTGGATCAACATGGCGATCCTTGCGGTCGCGCTTGTCGGTGGTAGCACCAGCAACGGCGCGTACTGCGGCGCGTCTGTGAATTTGAACAACACTGCTTCGTATGCGCCTTGGAACATCGGCGGCTCTCCTTCTTGCGAAGAACCTTTGGCGGCATAAGCCGCACAGGGGGACAGGGGGAGCAATCCCCCTTGAAGTGTGAGTATAAAGAAAATTGAAAATATAGGGATATTGTGTGCGCCTTCCGATGCTTCTGCCTTGCGGTCGCGCTTGTCGGTGGTAACACCAACAACGGCGCGAACTGCGGCGCGTATGTGAATTTGAACAACACTGCTTCGAATGCGAATTGGAACATCGGCGGCTCTCACTCTTAACAATCATGGGACAATAACCTAATGCACACGATATTCCGCGCCACTTGGCGAAAGTTAAACCGAAGAAAGGGTTGTGCTAGTAGGGCAAAAGCCGCGAACGTGCAACAGGTGTTAAGAAGGAAACCTTTTGAATGAAGACATATAAACACATTTTCGATGAAATGCTGAAGGAAGAAAACATCGGACAATGTTTTCACGATGCAGCAAAGCGCAAGACAACGCGTCCCGAAGTTGCCAGAGTGCTGAAGGAAGAAAGGGAAGTCGGCAATGACAGACCTGATCCACAATGTCTTCAGGAACATGTGAAAGCACTTCAGAAGATACTTGAAGAAGAAACATTCAAACCGCCAGAGCATAGAAAACAACTGATCAACGAATACAGCTGCGGAAAAGTCAGGGAGATCATAAAACCTGAATATCAATATGAACAGGTTGTGCATCACTGCATCATCAAACAGCTTCAGCCGATCATCCTTCATGGACTTTATGAACACGCGCTGGGAAGCATACCGAAAAGAGGATGTCACAGCGGAAAGAAACGCGTTGAAAAGTGGATAAAAGGATATAAGGGCAAGAAGTTCTATATCCTGAAGGCAGATGTCCGACATTGCTTTGATACAGAAGACATTCGCGTCATAGAAACGAAGCTGCGGCGCGTGATTAAAGATGAAAAATTCATCAGATTATGTGTCACAGTCATGGAGCATGAAGCGACAGTCAAACCGCCTGAATTTGATGATATGTGGATAAAGGACGAACAGTGGCAGGATGCAGAATTTTTGTCAGGGCTTCCACTCGGGTTCGTGACTTCACAATGGTTCACGCAGCTGAATTTCAAGCCGTTCGATCACAAGGTCATTGAAGACTGGAAGGAACTGGGCGGCGTTGATCATTACATCAGATATGCAGACGACATTGTTGCATTCGGTCGGAATAAGAAGAAACTTCACAAACTGGAAGAAGCAATGCAAGACTATCTGAAGAATGAAATGCACCAGAAAATCAAATACAACTGGCAAGTCTTCCGTTTTGAATATCCAGACAGGAAAGCACCGCCAGTCATAGACAAGAAGACAGGAAAAGAAAAACCGAAGACCAGAGGGCGTGCGCTGGACTTCATGGGATTTGTATTTCATTACAACCGCACAACGCTTCGCAAATCAATCCTGAAGCGTGCGACAAAGAAGGCACACAGAATCGCAAAGAAAGAGAAAGTCAACTGGTATGATGCTTCAGCAATGCTGGCATCAATGGGCTGGTTTACACATACGGACACTTATGGCTTTTATGAAGATCATATCAAGCCATATGTCAATATAAAGCAACTGAAAAAGAAAGTCAGCAAGCATTCAAAGAAAGGAGCGAAGAACAATGATGTCAGAATGGTATCAGTCAGAAAGCATGGACAAGCCGACAGAGTGGGACACGACATCAAGCCCGACAGTGGTCTATCAGCGAAAGAGCATCGCAGAGCAGATCAGGAAGGGCATTGACGGAGAAAAAGACCGCACTGTCTATGTGTACAGCGAAAGGACTATGACACAGGAAGAATATGCAAGACTTCAGGCAGAGCTTGAAAGTCCAGCGACAAAGATGATCATGCAGTCAATGTCATCAATTGAAATGAACGTGGCAATGATGCAAGAAATGATGGAGGTATAAGCATGGCAGAAACAAGCACAGGAACAAACACAGAAACAACCGAAAAGGTACACAGTAAAAAGTTCGATTCACTGAAGAAAAAGTGGGAAATGGACTATATCACAAAAGACACACTGAAAGGCTGGGTTGCGCTGAATGAGAAGAGAGCAGGAAAGGGCATCACAGCAGAGGAATACAAGGAAATTACTGGCGAAGAGTATGAAGCCAGTGAAGAATAATGACGCAGATTGAATTGATCGACAGGCTGTGCGCCGTGAATACGCTTCTGACAGACATTGTCAGGGAACAGGCAGAAATAATGGCGCAACATGGAATTGAAGCGATACAGACGCAAGACGAAGCCACAGACAGGCTTGACGATCTATTCGGGAAGCGCAAAAGGGCAGAAGACGAAAACGATGCAATCGAAGCAGCACTTCGCAAATATATTTGACGGAGGAAAAGAAAATGACTATTGAAGTATCATTGTTACTTTCAGGCGTGTCGATTGCGTTTGCAATCTTCTTCGGAATCAGCACACGCAACAGAAATGTGAAGAAGGACACACAGGACGAAGCCAGAGAGGATGCAACGATCCTGACCAAACTGGAAAACATTCAGAATACTATGATTGAAGTGAAGTCTGAAATGGGATCATACAGAAACGAAATGAAGGAGATCAGGGAGTATTACATCAGGGCATCAGAAAGCCTGAAGCAGCTTCACAAGCGTGTGGATAGAATTGACAAGATCATTGATGAATCACATCCACATCAGTACATCGAAGAGTAACAGGAGGAAAGCGCGTGGAGAAGTACAGCTATACAATACCAGCAAGAAGGAAGAAAAGACGCAAGAAGTCACTGACAAGCTGGATCATGGAGTTTTCAAAAAAAGTTGTGGTTGTCTGCGTGCTGCTTTACATCATCATTGAACTGTTTTCAGTAATAGCGATCTGGCACTTCGCAGACACATCGGTGCTGACCACATTGATCAGCGAAACATCTGAAGTGCTTCGCATGGGTGTGTTCGGGTACATGATAAAGGCAGGAATTGAGAACTGGCAGAAAATCAAAAAAGGAAAGCAGGAAAGTGAAAACGAGGAAGGCGGTGCGAACGGATGAAAAATGCAGCTTTAATATTAAAAACAATTTATGATAATTTGCCGATGATCCTGACAATCATTGCGATTGTGGCAGGCATCGGAATCAAGGTCAGAAACTTCCTGAAGCAGTCAAAGGAAGACCAAAAGAAGCAGCTTCAGGAACAGGCAGACAAAGTCGTGGAACTGGTAAAAGAAAGCCTTCTGTCTATCGTATCAAAGGCAGAAAAGGAATGGGGAAGCGGCACAGGAACGATCAAGAAGTCATGGGTGTGGGAACAGCTTCAGGCACAGCAGCAGAAGTTGACGGAATACATATCTGAAGGACTGATCGACAAAGACATGGTCGATGATCTGATCGAAGCGGCGGTTGAAGAACTGAACACTATTTTGAAAAAGAATCAGAAGGCTGCTGAAGCAGTCAAGCCGCCTGAAGAAAGAGAAGCAGCGGCGGTCGCGGCTGCAATTCAGGCGCAGAAGGTAGAGAAAGAATAAACGAACAGGAGGGCGAAAGGATGCTACATGCTTATATAACATTATACGGAATCTGCTTCATGGCAACAGTGGTCATCATCATTCTGCTTTTACTTGTCGGAACGAAGATTGACATTGAAGAAGCAAGACACTACGGCGCGGAGGTCGAACCGCCGCCAACAGCGAAGGACTGGATCGGGTATATATGCAAAGCATTCCTGATCGCCTTCGTGGTATCATTGGCAGCCCCACTGGTATTGATATTTTATATCTTCGTGATCGGTTGCATTATTATTTCAGCATTAACAGAAGAATAACAGGAGGAAAAGAACATGGGAACATTATGCGGATGGGCTAGTATTGACGAAAGAGGAAAAGCAACAGGAGGACAGAAGGGCGATCAGACAGGTCGTGAAGTAAAGACTGGAAACTGGTATGACTTCGGTCAGACAGTCGTGCTTCGTTTCAAGGACAGAAACAAGGCAGCGAAGTCGGCGACAGCGATGGAGCAGCTGTGCGCGAATAACAATGTCGGATATTGCCAGGGACACAGAACTTCACTGTACACAGAACTTGAAAAGGTGGGCTGGAATCCGACAGAATTGAAAACACCTTGCGAAACTGATTGCAGTGCGATGATGCCGCCAGTGCTTAAATGCGCAGGAATCAGCGTGTCAAAGGATATTTATACAGGCAACATGGTCGATGCTATTATGGCGACAGGAGAGTTTGAAAAACTCACAGGAAGCAAGTACACAGACACAGGCGACAATCTTATGACTGGCGATATTTCAGTGGCAGCAGGCAAGCACACAATCATGGCACTGGAAAACGGATGCAACGTGTCAGGCGACAACGGATCAGGAAACGGATCAGGCAATAATCCAGCTGTACCATACGGAACAGCAAAGACAGCGACATTCACTGGATATGTGAACACAGGCGCATTGAACGTCAGAAAGCAGCCTGATCCAGATGCAGACAAACTTGTGTCATATCCTTGCATTAAGCAGAACACAGAAGTCGGAGTGTGCGGAAGTGCAAAAGCACCGAACGGAGCATTGTGGTATTACATCTATATTGACGGAGCAAAGGGCAAGAAGTATGGATATGTAAACGCAAGATACATCACAGCGAAATAAGGAGGAAGCGCGATGGAATACTTCATGGGCGAAACATTCGACAAAGAAAAAAACAAGCCATACAAGAAACTGGATGCAGCAGAGAAAACAGCAGAGAAGCAGAAAGCCGCTGTATTTGATGAAAATGGCGAAGTAGTAAAAGACTTCAGGGAAAAGGTTGAAACGCCAGCAGAGCCGCCACAGACAGCCACAGACAGCAATCAGGAGCAGCAGCCAGCAGACAACACCGATCAGGAAGGACGGGAGCAGCAGCCAGCAGACAGCACCGATCAGGAAGGACAGGAGCAGCAGGCGACAATGACAGACAAAGTCCCTGAAGGTGCGCTGGACACTGACGCAGACGGAAACGTGCCGACATTCGATGCAGACGGAAATCAGGTCGGAACTGCAACGCCTGAAGAGATCAAAGCAGCTGAAGAAGTTGTCACAGAAAACATTGACGGAGTACCAGCGGTCAGAATCAAAGGGAAGATCAGAAGGGTGTTCAGTGGTAGCATCAGGATCAGAAAAGCCCCTTCATGGAGCAATGACGCTGTCAGAGGTGCAACGACATTCACAGAAAAGATTGTCACACATGTGATGGAAGTGGACGGAAAGCCGATGTACAAGACGCTTGATGGATATTTCATCAGCGGCGATCCGAAGCTGGTTGAATACATCGAAGAATAATGTCGATAATTTTGGAGTAAAAGAGAAGCAAGACGGACAATGCGCCGCCTTGCTTTTATTTTGTCCACATATAGAGGATAACTGTGTGAATAACCACAATATATTGATTGTACTAACAAAGCAGTACCGACCGGAGCCGTGGATACAAGGACTGCTGATACAATCTATGAGCTGTTTCATAAGCTGAACAAAGAGCTTGGTATAACCATCATCATAGTGACACACGATATGGCACTTGCAGGCCGTGTAGACCGCACAGTGCTTATATCTGACGGAAAGGTAAGTACGGAGAAATTGAAGAAACACCCTGCAATGGAATATACGGTATTGGACAAGGCGCACAGGATAAAACTCACTGATGAGATGCTTGAGGCAGCGGGGATAGAGTCTAATAAGGTCAGGGTTGATGTGCAGGATGGAAGGCTTGTGATATCGCGGATTTAAGACATATTCAAATCATCTAAAAATATAGAGCATTTATGGTTATAATTTATTTGTTTGAAAAATACTGTGAGTTTGTCTATAATTGAGCTATAGATAATTTCAAGAGGTATAATACAATATGATAAAAATAGGTATTGAGTAGTTAAGTGCAATGTTCACGTGGAAATATGGTATTTGTCATGTTATTTTTATCTTAGAAATAAGCCTGCTAAATTTGTTGAGTACCATTCGTGTCATTCATGTATTTATGGTTGAAGATATATGGATTATAGGATATAAAGAAATTAACAACAGTTGAAGAGTCAGGAACGGTTGCAAACAGGAGTGACAAAATAAGGGGAAATATGAAGAAGAATTTAAAAATTTTATTCATACAATTATGTGTTTTGGCAATAGGCTGCTTTATCGGAGAAGCAGTTTTCGGCTTGCCCAAATGGCTTGGACTTGTGATAGCAGGTCTTATGTTTTATTTGGTATTTTTTATAATACAGATTAAAGGTGCTATGAGTAATATCAAAGATGAAGTGTCAAGTGATGGCATAGCCGGAGCAAGAATATGCGGAGTCTTTATTTCTGCGATACTACTTGCATTTATATTGGGAATATATGTTTATCAAGCGGCTAATATAGCGATGACTATAGCCGGTGTGGTATTGCTTATATTACAGCGGAGAAAAATAAAAGGGTTTTTCTTTGAGAATCGCTGGGAAAATAATTTTTGGCTAGTGTATTTTGGTATTGCATTTATTATTTGTGGTGTTTTTTCTGTATTTGCGTGTTTGGATATTGCACCATGCACGGAGCTTTGTGGTATTTACAGGGCTATCGGTATCATAGTGTGGATTTTGGTGATTTTATGGACACTTCCGCCTGATACATGGTTGGCCAGATTTGCCACAAATAACTATAAGAGATATGAAGATAATTATGATTAAGAAAGAAAAATAGAGATTATTTTCTAATGAAAATTATCGGACAAAATAAGGAGGATAA